TCGATACATCATATACACCGTAACTAACAGTGCAACAACCTGTAGTACTAAACCAACATTCAATACTGTATTTGCGATTGATAATGAATTTGCTTCTTCCGTTGAAGAATCGTTTACTTGGCCTTTCACATTGACGCCGAGACCAATGTTAACACCTAATTCAGAGAATCTCGCAATTAAGTAAATACCAGCTACTGATAAAAGTACACTACTAATAATTTTAAAGGTCGTTGAACCAAATGTACTAGTGGTACTAGAATCATCGGTCGACTTTCCTCGAAATGCCTTCCATAGAAGAGATAATAGTGTAATACCGCCGACACCTATAAATCCATAACCTACATAACTTAAAATATTATCATGTTGTGATACACTGCCAATTTTATTACCAATTTGATAACTTGTGATACCTAGAGCCAAACCTACCCCCAGTATAAATACAATACCAACTATAATAATCGTCATGATCATTGTTGATAATTCAAGTTTAGCACCCGGACCTGGAAAAAATTGGTCAGTACCTGTTTCACTTGCCTTTTTCCAACCCAAATAAGAATAAATATCACCCGAATACAACCATATTGCAAATAGAATACTTGTTAGCAACAATATAAATGTTTCAAGATGTTTGGTGAATATTTCCCATGTAAAAAAACCGACCAAAACAATAACAGATATTATAATTAATGGTAGTAAGTCTATTAATTTTGATACGGATGAAGATGAAACATCCATTTATAATGATAACAACCAGACCCAGTTATAATTATAAGATATAATAATGCGAATAAGACTACGCTCGTCTATAAGAACGACATCGCCGTCTTTTTTCCATGACAATCCCTGCACAACGCGACTAAATTATCAACATGGTTGGACCCGCCATGTTCTAAAGCTATCACATGATCAACTTCAAACCACGCGGGCAATTGACGTTGACAGTCTCCGCATTTCCACCCTTGTTGAGCTGCTACATATTTCTTCTTGGTTTCACTTACACTGCGCTTGCTAGAGCCTTTGCCGGAGTTGAGTACGCGTTTCTCGGCGGCACTCATGCCAGGGCCGCCGGGGGTTCCGCCCCCCAACGACGGCGGTGCTCTATTGATTCCCATTGCGCCCATCATTGCGCCACCAAGTGCGCTACTTGTTGCACCGCCCATCGCACCACCGTCGTTGGGGGGCGTAACCCTCGTCATATCAAAAAATGGCGTTATCATATCTGCAGTCCCCTTGCTTATCGGCATATACTTAATAATATCGTTGGCGTGATATAACAATTGCCTAGAGTTTTCAGGATTGCGGCGTAGAAATAGAAACAGTGATATACCTACAAACCCGAATGTCGCCATCTTAATCCATTTCTGATTGCTTTGAAATAACTTGATCATTTGACCATCATAATACGTATTTGCGATTAGGATCGCTGTAATAATAAACACGATATACTCGGTCTTTATCATTTCAGTAAGGTTATATATAGCAGCGATTATTTCACCGGTATCACCGATTATGATAATAATACGCCGCATATCCTAGCCCAACCATCAACAACAAATATACGAGTTTCTCTCGATACTTCAGTTCTTCCATGATTTGTATAGGTTTCGGGCGGTAATGCAAATAATATCTCTCGAGTGCATCATGTAAAGGCAGTTCATCCTTCATCAAGATCACATTGTATCGATTGTGTATGAAATGTACCCATCGAATAAATGAATCGCGACTATCCAAATATGGTCGAACTGGATACTTACCTAACATTCTCTCAAACTCTGCCGACATCTCAGGATCAGGAATAAGCATCGGGAAATTCTGGATGAAGTCATAGTATTTTTTCCGCACGACGTCGTTGACATGATCAGGGTAATTCACAGCAGCAGTCATTAACACGAACCAATATTGCGGACCCCATATTTTAGCATCTAGTTTTAGCATTGCTTACTATGAAATGACATAAAAACAATAACAGAATTACGATAAGCGAAATGGAAAATAATATTCAAATGGCACAGGAGGAATATAAGCCAGTCCTTCAGCCAGCGACGCAAAGCTCCATAAAAAAATTAAACAATCCTAAATCGGCACTGTCTTATTCAGAAATAATCCAGTTGCGGCAAAATAAACAAGGCGGCGGCGGCGGAGGAGGTGGTGGTGTAAGTGCCAGCGGAGGTGGTGGATGCGGCAGTGGAAACGGCACTGATAGTAGTAATGGCGGCGGCGGCGGAAGCAGTGACGCGAACAAATATTTCTGTAATAACTGTAATCGCACGAACCATGTCTATAATAATTGCCGTGCACCCATTACAAGTATTGGCGTCATCGCGTTTCGATGTGGCGACACTGGACCAGAATTTCTTATGATCCGCCGTCGTGATTCATTTGGATTCGTAGATTTCATTCGAGGCAAGTATTCATTAAATGATGAAGCATATATCCAGCGCATCATTGACGAAATGACAATGACTGAAAAGTTGAACCTAATGCGTCTTACGTTCGATCAGTTATGGCGTTTATTATGGGGTGAGTATACGCGCGGGAGTCAGTATAAAAATGAAGAACATGTTTCTTTTGAAAAATACCGCCAAGTGCTCGGTGGGATCCGTACAAAGGATGGACGTGTGAAAACCCTCCAACAATTCATCGATGAATCTACGACACAGTGGACCGAGACAGAATGGGGGTTTCCCAAAGGGCGACGAAACTACAATGAGAAAGACCTACCATGCGCATTGAGAGAATGTCTGGAAGAGACAGGATACGATATCACAGCGGAAAATGTTATCCAAAACATCGCCCCTTTTGAAGAGATATTCATGGGTTCGGATATGAAGTGTTATAAACAGAAGTATTTCCTAGCGATGGTGGATTTAGATAAGAAGCCTAAGAAGGCGCATGATATTATGGAAGTTGGTCTCATGAAATGGATGTCGTTTGATGAATGTATACAAGCAATACGACCCTATAATTTAGAAAAAATCAGCATTGTTCGTAAAATCAATAACATATTGTCCCGCTATAGAATATTTTGAATTTTAATATATCCTTTTTATTTCGTATAGTTATATAAAGGATAACTGATTCTAACATACAATGGAAAATCAGGGTATCAATGAAGATGGAGAAAATATTCCAATGGAGTTAACAGTTGCAAGAGAAGCAATTGCAGCACCCGCACCCGCACCCAATGTTGGATCAGTTGCGGCTGCTGCAATGGCAGTGATGCCTGAATCACCGCAAGCAGAATCACCTTCAGATAAAAGAGTACTACGCACGATAAAACCCGGACCAAAAAAAGGCGCCGCCGCCGTCGCTGTTGGCGGTCCCCAGGCAAAAGATATAATCGCGCGAATGAAAAAGGACTTGGAAGATGGTCGCAAACGACTAAAACCAGAAGAAATCAATAATCCATTTAGTAAAGAATTCAACAAATTATTACTGAAAAAGGAATTACTTGAACGAGAGATCACCATACATGATATCGGGTTCTTGCCTGGAGGTGAAAGCGACGAAGAAGGCGGAGGAGACCGTGAAGGTGCAGCTATCGCAGCCGCCGCGGCGGATGGTTTATATCCCACTCTAAATGATCCGAATTTTAATACAAAAATCGCCCTTAGGAAAGAGTTCTTTGATACCAAGATGGATGTTGATAATACAAAAAACGTGGAAGAAGAAGCCGAAATCCTGTGTAATGCACAGATAGAGCTTGCACCAAACCAGCAATTCGTGCGTAATTTTCTCTCTGTAGAAACACCCTATAACAGTTTGCTTTTATATCATGGACTCGGTACTGGAAAAACATGTTCCGCAATTAGTGTCGCAGAAGAGATGCGCGATTATATGAGACAAATGGGAATTAACCAGCAAATCATCGTGATTGCATCACCAAATGTTCAGGAGAATTTTCGACTTCAACTCTTCGATGAACGCGAACTACGAGAGATTGAGCCGGGTGTTTGGAATATTCGCGCATGTACTGGCAACAAATTCATCAAGGAAATAAACCCGATGAATATGAAGGGGTTGACACGTGACAAAATAATCAAACAAATCCGGCGCTTAATTTCGTCACACTACTTGTTTTTTGGGTATAATGAATTCGCGAATTATGCGCGGACACATGCATCAAGTATTGGTATTTCACAGGACGAAGCAGTGATACAAGAAGTGAGGCGAAAGGCTGGTGCGTCGTCGTCGTCGGGCGCAGGTGCCCGCGCAGCAGCATCGTCAGATGCATCTAAAAAAGGCCGTAAATCGGCTGCAGATATCGCCAAAGCAGCCGAGATGGAGACACTTGCAATCGAAACACTTTCCGTGACGAAGTTGCGTAAATTATTCGCGAATACACTGATTATTATCGACGAGGTTCATAATATCCGTATTACCGACGACAATCGTGATAAACGTGTGGCGAAGATATTGTTCCAGATCGTTCAAAAAGTAAACAATGTGCGCCTGTTATTGTTATCTGGAACACCGATGTATAACAGTTATAAGGAGATTGTATGGTTGATAAACTTGATGAATCTCAATGATCGTCGCGCAACGATTGATATTGCAGATGTGTTTGATGAACGAGGAAACTTTCGTTTGGATGCGGAAGGACGAGAGATTGGAAAGGATCTGCTCGTTCGGAAAGCCACTGGGTATGTTTCATTTGTCCGCGGTGAGAATCCGTATACTTTCCCATACCGTATATTTCCGAGAGAACATTCGCCTGAGCATTCACTTTTGGTTCGGACAAGCGGCGGCGGGGCAGCTGGTGCTCCTGCGGGCTCGGGTTATCCGCGAACACAGCTAAACGGACGTCATATTGACCAACCCATCGAACATATTGACGTATATATGACGAAAGTTGGTGACATTCAAGAAGCCGCTTATCGGTTTATTATTAATGACATGAAGGCAATGTATATTTTTAAGAAGTCTGCAATGGTGCGTCGGAAAAAAGCCACCGCGGCACTGGCAGATTCTAAAGGCAAAGGTAAAAAGGGTGCTGCTCCTGGTGGTGGTGGTGGTGGTGCCGCCGCAGCAGTTGTAGACGCCGCAGACGCCATCGACGAAACGACCGTCGTAGAAGCCGCCGAGTTTCCCTCCTTTGAAAATATGGATACAATCGGATATGCTGCCGTCCAGCGACCACTCGAAGCATTGAATATGGTGTATCCACATCCATCACTTATTGAATATGTCAATAATCCTAACGACGAGTTTGACATCGCTGCGTGTATCGGAAAAGAAGGTCTGCGTCATATTATGTCATATGAAGAAACCGGCAATCCACCTATGCGTCTGAATTTCGAATACCGCCCTGAATTTACACGCTCCTTTAAGTTGCCCAAGGGCGAAACAACGACAAAAATGTCATCTCGCATTTTCGCACCAGAAAACATTGGGCGATATTCTGCGAAAATCAAGAATATATGCGATAAGATCATGATAAGCGATGGTATTATTCTCGTATATAGTCAGTATATCGACGGTGGAGTTGTACCTATTGCACTTGCATTAGAAGAACTAGGGTTTACGCGTTATAGTGTTGCCGGTGCAAATTCATCGCTTTTTCGTAGCAAACCCACCCAAAGTATAGATGCGATTACGATGCTCTCCCAACGTCAGCACCAGGCACAATTTCCGAACCAACCCTTTCGTCCTGCGCGATATTCGGTGATTACTGGCGACCCCACAATTTCCCCCGATAACCTCTATGAACTGAAGGCACTAACTGGTGATGACAATACGCATGGTGAAAATGTGAAAGTTGTTATTATTTCCGTGGCTGGAAGCGAAGGTCTTGATTTCAAGAACATTCGCCAGGTGCATATCTTGGAGCCATGGTATAATATGAATCTCCTGGAGCAAATCATCGGTCGCGCTATCCGAAATTGTAGTCATAAACGATTGCCTTATTCACACCGAAACGTGGAATTGTATTTATACGGAACACAACTTACAAACCCTGAAATTGAGGCGATTGATCTGTATTTGTATCGTCTTTCAGAGTTTAAAGCCGTAAAAATCGGTCTCGTCTCTCGTGTCTTGAGAACATCGGCGGTTGATTGCCTTCTCAATGTTCAGCATAATACCCAAACAGCAGCACAGCTTAATCAGGTTGTTACACAAAATCTCTCGTCACGCAAACAAATAAACTATCAAGTTGGCGCGCGTCCATATTCGGCATTATGTGATTATATGGAACGGTGTGAATATGTATGCCGTCCATCATTTTCGAATGGACGACCAATCCAAGAGCAAGAGGAATTATATGGTATGGGAAGCGATAGCGACAGTGACGACAGCGACGAAGGAGGCGGAGGTGGAGGTGGTGGTGATGTTCGCGTGGACACCTTTAATGAAAAATTTATGTCAATGAACCTGGATAAAATCATCCATAAAATCCGAGATTTATACAAAGACGGATTTTTTTATAAGAAAACTGGACCCAATGGAATTATTGCACACGTAAACGCAGTCCGGCAATATCCAGTTGCACAAATCAATCTCGCGCTGACACAAATGGTAACTGATTCTAACGAATACGTAAATGATAAATATGGACGTCTTGGGCGTATTATTAATGTCGGTGACTATTATTTATTTCAACCGATCGAAATAACCGATAAACATATAAGTATTCATGAGCGAAGCACACCAGTCCCTTATAAACATTCTGCAGTGGACTATCCTCTTCCAGGAGAAGTGACAGAAGATTACCTTGGTATTGGACTTGGTGCAGCCGCGGGAGCATCAGCAGCTATACCAAATAAGAAGGTAGTTGATAAAGTGAAGAAGGCGTTGTCGACAGAGCATCCTCTCCCTATCGGGTCTGCAGCTACTATGGCTCTGGTTATGCCGATGCATGAACCCGAAGCTGATTCCGAGGCAGGCCCTGATTTGGAGCATGAACCCATTAACGAAATAGAAGGTCTCATTACCACACTTGCAAATACATTTGAAACATGTCAAACTGTATACGATAAACCAACGAAGGAGCAAGAAGAATGGTATTACTATTGTGGGAAGATCCTTGACCAAATCTCTCAAACTGACGAATTTCGAATCACAAAAGAGCAACTCCGCGAACTTGTAATTGCAAACCTTTTGGAACATTTATTCTTTGAGGATAGTCTTAAATTAGTGAATTATCTGTATCAAAAGAATAATTACTCAATGACAATGAATGGTTCTGGTGGTGGCGGTGGTGGCGGTGCTGCTGCGGTTTCAACAGTCCAACCACTTAACCCGTTCGAAAGGATGCTGCTGAGTTATTACTCGCAACAAGTGATCGTTCGCCCGTTGGTAGGAAAACGGGCATCAGTAGCAGCTGCTTCAGCAGCAGGTTCGGCATCCGCATCCCTCCCACAAGACCAAGGGTTGCTATTATTTCATGAGAAGAAGGACCCACAATATGCTCTAGTTGTACTACGATATGAAACGAGAGAATGGGCGACAGCTGAACCAGAAGATGAACGTGATTTCGAATTACTTTTAGGCAAACTCCAGACAACGCATATCCAGAATATGAATATGGTGATCGGTTTCATATCTTTTTTCAAGAAAGAGTACCTCATTTTCAAGGTAAAAGTGATGTCAAAGAAACGCGATAAAGGTGCACGTTGTGATCAGTCTGGTAAAACAGAAACCATAACCACGATCAATACGCTTCTCTCATTGAATGCGGCTACATCACGTGACGAATATAAACTCACGATTGAAAATACAAAATTCAGAACCCAGCGAGAATTGTGTGTATTTCAGGAGTTTTTATTACGCACATTCCACCGAAACAGAGTGAATGGACGTAAATGGTTCTTCACGCCATGTGAGGCGTTATTATGTAATATTGAAAAATTGTATTTGGAGAAATAAAGTATAATGCTATAATAGTTATATGAATATGGCATCCATTTCAAAATACGCAACGCAGGTATCTAGACCAGGAGCTGCTGGAGGAGGGGGAGGGGGAGGGGGAGCTGCAGTAGCAGCAGTTCAATCCAAACCAAAATTAGGTATTTATACGACGATTCTACTTACACGAAAACTACAAGTGCCATTTCGAATCATCGGGCGTAATGTAAAAGATACACTAGAACACATTCTCTCGAAAATGGTAGAAGGAAAGTGTATGGCCGAAGGTTTCATCCGCCCTGGAAGTGTGAAAATATTGACATACTCGAATGGGTACTTATATGGAAAACACGCTATTTTTGATGTCGTCTATGAATGTCT